ACAATATAAAGGTTGCTCGTTTTTCGTGGGAAAATAGTTGCCGCGTTCGTCGTGAACATCTTTCGGCGTTCTATTGGTTCGCGTGTTTCAGCGTTAGATAGGTTGGGCATATGTACCTCCGATACATGTTTACTGGTTAACACATTAAGACAAAAGTCTATTAAGACAAAGCTATTAAGACAGAGACCCATGTGTAAGTCATTGATTTTAAAGTATTGAGACAATAAGACAGCGGCTGAGAGAGAGGTTCGGGGGAGGCGCATAGACAGCGCGTTTGACATGCACTCTAACAAAGAGTGTCAACATTTCATCTCTCTATTTATTACTGTCTTATTGTCTTATTGTCTTAATAGTAGTAAAAAGTGTAACAAAACCAACACTTTGGTATTAAGACAGTGAACAAGACAAGCTTTTTGGTGTCTTATTCGGCAGCGATGCTGAATATAGACGCTTCTGCGCGGTATGTAGATAGAGCCGCGATGTAAGCCTCAAGCTGTTCTGGGTGCTTCTTGAAGAAAGCCGCCGCCGCAACTTTGGGGTCAAACTCTTTTGGCGTCGTTGCCGCTTTAGGTGGATCAATGTGCCACTGCTCGACCTCGGTGAAGAGATACATGCAGTAAGCGTGCGCATCGTCGTACTGAGCTTGCGCTTCTTTACGTGCCGCTTTGTTGACCACGTACTGATTTTTCTTTGCTGACCAACTGGCTAACCCGTTGGTGGTTATCCAACGCTGTATACGCTTTTGATTTACACCAGTAGTCGCATCAATGAGGCGCGTAAAGTATGTCACGTCACCATCTTGAAATGCGTAGCCTGCCGCGTTGCATAGTACCTCGTGCACGTTTTTCCTGATAGCCTCAGATGATTTTCTGATGCCGCCGATTTTAGTACCAAGTTGTTTTGCTGTAAGCATGATTGCTCCAATCTATAAAGAGTTAAAGGGTTATGGTAATGAGCACCTGATTGATGCGCATTATGTAAACCCCTTCAGATTTACTGGACACGCCGAACTAAATCGGTGAGGCTGAGATTCCTGACACGATAGCGTGCCCTCTCAATCTACTAATCGTGTTGCCAGTGACCGCGTGCGTAACAACTAATTAGACCTGTCTTCCCTACTAACGACCCCAACTCACATTCCTCACAGCCCGAAGGTTCCCAAGGTTATCATTGCCAGAAGGTACACGCTCAAATTTTTTACATGCAAAGTTGCACGCGCCAAACTATCACGAAAAAATACCTCGGAGTATCTGCCGAAGCGAGAACCTTAATTCCTGATCCAGTGGATCTTGAGGGCTTTTCACTCGCTTAACAATGGCGCGAGGTAAACATGACCACCCATAGTGACCGAGGGGGGTGGGGTGCCCACCCAGCCCTTATGTATCGCGTATATCGCAACCCAAAATTTGACCCTTTTTAAATAAACAAAGAGTTACTCAGTTGTTTTCGTCGTGTCGGGCACCCGGGGGCGCAGCGCAACGCGACGGTTTTGTCCAGGTTGACTAAAAGGTGTTCACACGTTAGCATATAAAACTATGAGTAAAGACTTAGACAGAGCTATCGACCCCACACAGGTAGATCAGCCGATACTTACACGCGATCAGATGCTTGCAATCGAGGACGATCCCTCGAAGATGGAGACTGTTGCCCGTATGTTGGGCGCTGTGAACCTCGATAACCTGTTCCGACACATGCAAAACCCTACGATTAACCCTATGGCACGCATAGAATTTCAAAAAATGCTGAATAAACTGGGAAGACTTGAGCCAGATGTCAAAGCAAGCAATGCGGGCGAGGGTCCACAAGTGGTTATCAACATAACTCGTGCAAAAGACAAAGAAGACGCCATAACTATTGAGGGTCAGGCCATAGAAGATGCTCCATGAGGTTAATTTTGAGGTCATAAAGAGCCTCGATGAGTTCTTTTACAGTGAAAAGTTCATCAGTTTGGCTGTTGGACCCGTTGGATCAACGAAAACGACCGCAGGTATTATGAAAATCGTGCATCATGCGGCGCAAATGGCTCCATGTAAGGACGGAATAAAGCGTTCGAGGTGCATTTGGGTACGAAACACGCGAGAACAGCTGCGGGATACGTCAATTCCTGACTTTTTGAAGTGGATTCCTGATGGAATTATGGGTTCTTTTCTCAAAACTGAGTACAAATTTGTCATAAAAGTAGGCGAAGTTGAGTGCGAAGTGCTGTTTCGGGGGCTAGATGACGCCAATGATGTGCGTAGATTGCTCTCATTACAGGCTAGTTTCATCATTTTTGACGAATTTAGGGAGATCCACCCCGATATTTATAACGCTGCGCAAGGTCGTGTAGGCCGGTATCCAGACAAAATGATGAACGGAGTGGGCTGTAAAACAGACGATGGACGGCCAAATGCGCACTTATGGGGCATGACAAACCCCCCAGATATGGATACTTTTTGGGAAGATTTGCTTACAGAACCCCCAGAAAACGTTCATGTTACGATACAGCCAAGCGGTCTTGCTCCAGAGGCTGATTGGACTCAGTTTCTACCAGATGACTATTATGACAATCTTTCCCAAGGAAAGACTGAGGACTGGATCGACGTCTACATCAATGCTCAATTCGGGAGGTCTTTGTCCGGTCTTCCTGTATTTCGGTCGTTTGACCGTACGGTGCATGTTAGCAAGAGTACAATCAAGCCAATGTTCTCCGATGACCCATTGATCGTAGGCGTCGATGCAGGACTGACCCCCGCCGCTGTTGTAGGCCAGGTTGCCTACGACGGACGGCTTATAATCTACGATGCGAAAATATCCGACGGCATGGGGGCGTTGAGGTTTGTGCGGGAAGTCGTGAAACCTTTGCTCGTTAACAAATTCCCTGGGCGCAGGGCGGTAGTTGTGATCGACCCTGCTGCGTTTCAGCGTGTCCAGACGGACGAGAGAACCGTTGCTGACATATGGAGAGCCGAGGGCTTTATGGTCAAGCCTGCAAGGACGAACGCTGTAGCTGCAAGGATAACGGCAGTCGATAATTTTCTTACAAGAATAGTCGATGGGAAGTACGGAGTTGTGATCGACCCCGACGATGCTGTCCCCTTGATACAAGCACTCGCAGGTAAGTACCGTTACAAAATAAACACAAAAGGGGTTAGGGACGAGAAGCCAGAAAAGTCTCATCCCTGGTCAGATGTCGTCGATGCTTTTCAATATTTGTGTCTACACGCAGATGGCGGCGAAGTCTTTGGTAGTATGACCGAAGTTAATGATAGACGAGAAGTTGTGAGAGTCTCGTCACATGGATGGACGTAATCTGTTGACGCGTTAACAGTTTAAAGCTATTGTGTGTATATAAACGCATATGTGAGATTTCTATAAATGGCATACGGTTCCGCACTTATACCTGTGGCGAGTGCCTCTGATTTAGAGGCAGCTGCGCAAAGAAGTTCTGCTGAGAAGCAAGCAACTCCAATGATACAAGGGTTGGCATCACATACCCGCCACCGTTGGGAAGTTATGCGCGACCACAAGCGGATGGATATTGAGGACCGGCTTACTAAGTGCGTACGCGCAAGGGATATGTCCTATGAACCTGATAAACTGGCTGAGATCCGAGAGCAGGGCGGCTCCGAGATTTTTATGGGTATTGTGTCTACTAAGTGTCGTACCGCTACTGCATGGTTGCGCGATACACTTTTAGGGTCTGGCATGGATAAACCTTGGTCGATCAGCCCGACACCGATACCCGAAGTGACACCTGATGTGGCTATGGGTATGCAGAATATTATGCAGCAGAACCTTATGCAGTACTACGCAGAGGGAAACCAGATGCTGTCTGACTTAGAGTTAAAACAGCTTGCGACTGACATGAAAGATACGGCGCTGCGTGCGATGAAGCATGATGCCGAGAAGCGCGTTGACCGTATGGAGCAGAAGATGGAGGACCAGCTTGTTGAGGGCGGGTACACCAAAGCTCTATTTGAATTTACCAACGACATAGCAACATTTCCGTTCGCTGTTATGAAAGGGCCGACACCACGAAAACGTAAAACCTTGAAGTATGTAGAGGGCGGTCTAGCTGCTATTGACGTACTCAGAGACGAGTGGGAACGTGTAGATCCTTATAAGTTCTACTGGTCCCCTTGGGGTGATGACATACAGAACATGCCAGTTATTGAGGTACATCATCTTACACGAGAAGATGTTGAAGGTATGTTGGGCGTAGAAGGGTACGATGAAGACTCTCTACGCTCTATACTTGCTGATTTTGGCTCTACTGGCTTTGATTGGTTAGAACATGAAAGCAGTGAAATAGAAGCCGTTACAGACAAAGATTTTGACGACGCAGGAAGCGACGTTATTGCGGCAATTCAGTTATGGGATACCGTCCCTGGCAAACTCCTTATAGAGTGGGGTATGTCTGAGGACGAGGTTGAGGACCCTCATAAATCTTACCCGTGCGAAGTTTGGATGGTCGATGACGTCGTTATTCGTGCAGTTTTAAATTACGACCCTCTTGGTCGTAAACCGTATTACCTCACATCTTTCGAGAAAGTTCCTGGCAAAGTAGACGGGAACGGGGTAGCCGACCTTTGTATGGACGCTCAAAACATGTGTAACGCTGCTGCTCGGGCGTTAGCTAACAATATGGGCATCTCCTCGGGTCCACAGGTCGGCGTAAACGTGAGCCGATTACCAAGTGGTGAAGACATTACTCAGATGTACCCTTGGAAGATCTGGCAGTTTAAGCAATCCGAGTATGGCGACCAATCTGCGCCACTACAGTTTTTTCAACCAAATTCCAACGCAGCCGAGCTTATGGGTGTGTTCGACAAGTTTATGACCCTTGCCGATGAGGTATCAGGCATACCGCGTTATATGACGGGGCAGCATGTTCCAGGAGCAGGACGCACGTCTTCGGGTCTGTCTATGCTGATTTCCAATGCAGGTAAGAGCATAAAACAAGTTATAGGGAACATCGACTATGATGTTTTGACACCGATGCTAGAGCGTCAATACCAGAGGAACCTAAGATATTCAGATGACCCAGATCTTATCGGAGATATTCAAATACTTGCACGCGGCGCGATGTCGTTGGTCGTTAAGGAAGCTGAAGCTGTCCGTAAGAATGAGTTCCTCCGTCTTGTGCTGGAAAGTCCGGTGGCACAGCAGATTGTTGGGCCTGCGGGCACAGCCGAACTTATGCGCGACTTGGCGAGCAACCTTAACACTAATGTTGACCGTTTGGTCCCTAGTCGAGAAGATATTGAGAAACAGCAAGCGATTGCTGCGCAACAGCAACTAGCGATGCAACAGATGGCTGCGCAAGAAAGTGCTAATATCCAAGAGGACGGAACTCCAAAGGGCGGTAGAGAGTCCAATACGGTAAGTCCACGTCCAAATGGAGTTTAATGCGTGAACTTGTTGACACGTTAACACATATAAGTTAGTTTTATCATATGATCGACTTAAATAATGCCGAGATTCAGGCCGTTAAAGCCCTTTTGCGGCTGCGAGAGCCAGGAAACGAAGCACTACTAGGGTTGATTGAGGCGGAACTAGAAACCGCCAAGCAGAAGCTTGTTAAGGCAGTTGACATGGTACAAGTCCACCGACTGCAAGGACGAGCTGAAGCATTTGATGACTTGCTCAAGGCGGTTGAAGAGTCGCCTAGGCTTAATACAAACTGAAGCATACCATAACGGGAACAGCATACCCTCGGGACGCTATAAACAGAGTTGGTGCTTTAAGGAGAAAATATGGCATTACCAAGACAAGTGCAGGCACAGCTTGCTGAAGTGGAAGAACTAGAGAAAACGTTGACGGCCCAAAAAGAACCAAAAGAAAAGAAGGCTGAAAAGCCTGAAGAGACTGAGGTTCCAGAGGATACTGAGACAGAAGTACCGGTCGAAGCAGAAGAAGCAACTAAACTTGTTGAAGTGAAGTCAGCTGACACGCCCCCGACGGACGTAGCGGACGATTTCAAGCAGAAGTACAATACTCTCAGGGGTAAGTATGATGCTGAAGTTCCTAGGTTGCATCAGCAACTCAAGGACTTGACCTCTAAGATTGAAGCCTTGGAAAAGGCTAATGTAGAGAAACCAAGTGAACCGACAAAGGCGAAGGAGAAAGTCAGTCTTGTAACCGATGCAGATCGAGCCGAGTTTGGTGAAGAACTGCTTGACGTTCAACGTCGTGTAGCGACAGAAGTTTCTCAAGGTTATGAGGATCGTCTGGAGAAACAAGACGGGGTTATCAAGAAACTGCAAGATCAACTTGCACAGACGGGTAATCAAGTTGGAGAGATGAGTTTTTCTCAGAGATTAACACAGTTAATTCCTGATTTTGCTCAGGTCGATAAGGATGAACGTTGGGTGGAGTGGTTAAACGAGTATGATCCCATGCTTAATGGACCACGCCGAGTACTTGCTCAGGAAGCTTTCGATAAAAGCGATGCTGATTCAGTAGCACATTATGTGAAACTGTGGAGGCAATCTTTCGCTGAACCGGAAGTTGACCCGCGAGCAGGACGCCAAGCAGAGCTAGAGAAGCAGGTTGCGCCAAATCGTTCCGCTAACTCCGTGGATACGA